TGGCCTGTTGCTATGACCTACGATATAATTTTCGTAGTAAAAATAAATTAAAAGTCTAAAAATTTCAAAATTATAAAAACACAAAAACATGTGTAAAATTTTTAAAATGCTGTCTTTGACAGGTAGAAAAATATCTCTGACTTGTATTCAGGGATTCCAAAGAATTGTTTCCTTTGGCCTTTAATGTGAACAATACAGTGAAGTCTGTTTCTCTTCAACAGTTAGAAATACTGAGCATGATGATATATGAATAATCATGAAAAACCGTCTATTATATTTGATGACGTTAAACTCTAATTAGTGAGTTATCAGTCACTTTAAAAGATAAACATAAGGTTGATTGACAAATTCCTGGGAGTAATGAGCCCTAAAACTGTCTCGGTGGTGGAGTCACTAAACCTTTGGATATAGGGACTATATCTGGGGCTGTCGCCCCTTGTTTTTCTACAGACTGTATGTTCTGTTTTGATTCATTAAGATCCTCTAGATCGTTGTACTAGATCATTATCATATCAAAATGTCGACCCACAAGAAACCCCCCACTTCTAAGCTTCAAAAGCCAAAGAAAACTTCGATTTCTGTAGTTGATGTTAAGTCTGCTGTTGTCGTGTCCGCTTCCTTACCCCCTCCAAAACCAAAGAAGCGCCCGAACAACCCTCGACCAATTGGTCAATCATTTAATTCCGACCTCCTTCATGATCTTAAGAAATCTCTTTCAAAAAAACAAAGAGAGATTTCTCGTTCTGTTAAATATTCTGTTCCTGATTTCATAGAAGCAGAACCGCATATGTTAGGTTCTCTTTTTGGACAGGAATTGAAAGTTGCTGTTAATGTTGACTCAGAGTTTGTTGATTCGTTGACTGAATTAACGAATGTTATTAAAAATAAGCACATTCATATCACCCATGATGTTGATGTCAAACAACAATTAGCTGATCTTGTTGATAGATTCAAGAAAATTGACATAAATCATGATGTCGATATCAAGCAACAATTAGCTGAAGTGTTAGATAAATTTGGTTCTAAGATAGGAACTGAAGAAAAAACTATTAAACACACTTCAGCAGCTGATGTGCTTGTTGATCCTATATCTAATTTCCTTAAGAGTTTCTCTGATGGAATTCCTATACCCATTGTTATTGGAGCAATAGTTGTTGCTGCTGCCCTAATAATACCGAAATCTGGTTCTTCTAAATACTTAGTTGTAGCTTCCTTAGGAAGTTTGCTTCTTATGTATTCAAAGAGATCAGAACTTGTTTCCTTATTTACCAATTTTTTCCATACTGGAAATAGTAATGAAGCAAGTCCAAATTTTACACTTAATTCCGATTTTTCAAAGTTGATGGTAGTTTTGTTGAATTGTTACCTTTGTAGCTCTGTTGGTAAATCTATTTTTAACCACAAAGATTTTTCTAATTTCTTTTCGAACTTGTCCCGAAGTTCGAGTGGTATTGAATATTTTACTTCAGCTATAGTAGGTGTTTTCAAGATAATTAAAAAATCGTTGAATAAATTCTTTAACGGAGGTGATGATGATACTTTCGTTATGACGGGAGAAGAATTTATAGACGCTTATTTGGAAGAGTGTTACAAATTGTGTGAAGATCATGAGACGGGTAAGCTCGTTCACAATGCTTCCGGTGTTGACAGATGTTCGAACAATATAAGGCTAGGTGAAACGGTGTTTGTTAAAATACCTGGACACCCTGATTTCATATCCACTAGAATGTTGGTAGCCAATTCTATTCAGAGAGTTAAGAAGATAAAAGAAGGTTTATTGCAAACCAACTTTAAATTTACTGGACTTAGAGTCGAACCTACTGCTGTATTCTTTAGAGGTCCACCAGGAGTTGGTAAATCCAATGCTATGCAACATATAGCGGATGCTTTTTCCGCTCTCACAATGGATGAACAGGATTTTGAAGATTATAAGAAGCAAAGATCATTGTATATTCATAATCGTATGACCGAAACGAAACATTGGGAAGGTTATACTGCTAAGAAAACTATTGTTTTTTATGATGATTTGCTTCAAGCTAAAGATATTCAAGGTGCTCCAGACAATGAGATATTTAGTATCATTAGAGCTGTTAACGTTTTTGAATATCAGTTATTTATGGCTGGAATGGATTATAAAGGAAATACCATGATGAGAGCCAATTTATTAGTAGCGAATTCAAATGTTGAAAACTACAATTTTTGTAGTATCAATGATACTGGAGCTTTTCTGCGTCGTTGGGATTTCGCTCTTGATGTTAGTCCAAAACCTCAATATTGTGTGGACTATACTAAGCCTCTCTGGTCTAGAAAGTTTGATTATTCAAAGCTTCCTGTTACTGAAAATGGTGAAACACTTTTCCATCCTGATCAACTTGAATATCATGTTATGAAGGTACGGTCAGATGGTAGAGGCTTTGAAAATGCTGGTCCTGTGTTGAAATGGAGTCAAGTTATTAAAGCAGTTTATCAGAGGCATAATCAGAAATTAGCGTGGCACGCTAATTCATGCCAGTCGTTAGAGAACACTCTTAATATATACAGAGAGGTTCATAAAAAGAAATTGTGGCATGCCGATGATGGAGATGAAGAAGATCCTCCTGAAGAAGCATCTGCCCATGCTGGAAGTTCTTCCAAAGACCCAAAAGTTCCTGAAGATTTTGAGGAAGCTTTTACGATAGTTCCCCCAGACACTCCGATTGGTAATGAAATTGGAGATTATATGCCTTTTGTTGACTCTCCTTCGGACGAGAAAGGGAAGAAACCCTTCGATGCTGAAGAAGCTGACTTTAGGTCAGCTCCTTATGGAGTAAAGAAAACTCCTCTTAAGACTTTTTGGGCTTCATATGCTGAAGCTTTTGACAAAGCGGAGGGAACTGAAAAACTCCCCTACGTACCTAGCCCTGCTAATATGGAGTTACATACTCATTGGTATAATAAGTATCCGACAAAGTTTCAAGAACTCAAATTCTTTTATATTATACTCCAACAAGTCTTGCGCATGCAATTTCGAATAATGATACCTGAGTCTATGTTATGTAGGCTTCTCAAAAATGAATGTGATGAACTTATTGCAAGGCATGTCGACAATTTTGATGAAGATGAACTTATATTGCTTGTTGCAAAAGAGTTGTCTGAGAGCTTGTCTGAGTCTCCTCAAATGAAGGATTATCGTAAGAGGATAAATCAAGCGAAAGCTGATTTAAATAGAGCTCGAAAGACTCGTGGATTATCTGGATGGAGGAAAATGCTTTGGGAGACTTATTTATGGGTCTTAGGATTTGGAATTGAATCCAAAAGAAATTTCGAAGATGCTATTGACCCTGAACTTATGCCATTTGAGCGAATTTTTGCTGGTATGGGTTTGTTCACTAAAATTGTCATGGCGTATTATTTCTTGCGACTTGTTAGTCCATGGTTAATGAAGCTTTTCCCGAAGAAGACCGTTGAGGCTGATGAACCCATCGAAACATCTTATGCTATTCTTGAAGATAATGCTCCTGCAGTTTTGCCATTGGAACAAGGCAAAGCTGCTCCAAATATGACCAGAAATGCTCAGAAGAGAGCTTCTCGTAGAGGAGCTCTCCACGCGTCAGGTCACTCGTATGCTAGTGAGAGTCCTAATGTTATGGACATAGTTACTTCTGTTTATAGAAGAAACTGCTTCGAGTGGTGGTCTCCGATTTTAGCCAATCGAGGCAAAACGGGATTACCTACTCATGAGAAGTTTGGTACAGTTTTAGCTCTTAAGATGAATATTTTATGTATACCTTTTCATTTTATTTCCATGCTTATACAGTATTGGGAAAGTACTTCGGATGATACAGCTTTCGTTGAAATCCGAAATGTGGTCTCAAAGAATATTGTGTACAGAACTTCAGTAAAGGATCTTTACAATAATATTAGGCTTAGTGACGAAGGAGACATCCGTGATGTGGGATGTTTGTGGTTTTCCGGAATGCAGCCTGTTAGAGATATTACTCAATTGTTCCAAACTGAGCAAGAATTGAAGAAGTATACTAGACCAAATTGCTTGTTGATAATACCTTCTAAACCCGATGGCAAAGAATGCCATACTGTAGTTGCAGAGAGAATGCAGATTCCTCTTAGAGTTAAGCATAAAGATGTAGATCCTTATAGTGTTACAGTAGGATGGCAATATTCTAGCGATAAAGCCAGCCATGGAGATTGTGGTGCTGTACTTTATGTTGACGATAAAAGTCGAGGAAACATTATCTTAGGGTTTCATATAGCAGGCAATGCTGATAGGTGCTTGGGCTTTTCTTCTTATCTCAATAAGGAATTTATTGACAGACAGATATCCTTTTTCAAAGAAAAAATCGATGTCGTTGTTCCTAAGAATGTCGAAACACCGGATTTGAAACTTGCGCAGGATCTGGAAGGTTCCCGAGATAATATGGAACTCGTGGGTACTGTTGAGGCACATATGGGAGCTACGACTAGTGGCTTCACAAAGATTATTCGTAGTCCTCTATGTGATACTTATAAACAAAGTACTACAGCTCCAGCTAAATTGTTCAAATTTGTTAATGAAGAAGGTTTGGAGGTGAGTCCGATGAAGAAAGCTCTCGATAAATGTTGTAAAGGTAAACCACTGCTCGATTTCGAAAGAGTGAATCGAGCAGTTAAAAATTATGAGTCTAAGTTGTATCGTGGAAGTTCTCGTTTTGTAGAAAAACGAATCTTTACTTTTGAAGAAGCCGTAGTTGGTGATGGATCTGAGACTTTCAAAGCCATCCCACGAGTTACTTCTGCTGGATTTCCTTATGTCAAGATGAAAGGAATCCGTTCCAAGGAGAGATTCTTCGGAAAAGAAGAACAATATAGACTCGATAGTGATGAGTGTAATAAATTGAAAGCTAAGTGTATTGAGATTGAAGATAAAGCTAAACTTGGAGTTCGTTCTACGCATATTTTTATTGATTGTTTGAAAGATGAACGAAGATCTTTAGCCAAGGTGGCTGAAGGAAATACTAGATTGTTTTCATCTGGACCTACTCCTCTGTTAATACTTATGAGGCGTTATTTTGGTTCTTTCATGAAATGGATGAACGAAAATACCATCTCTAATGGTTGTGCTTTAGGAGTTAATCCTTATAGTAGAGATTGGGATTCCATAGCACAAAAACTTAACAGATTTGGTGCGGGTCTCAACAATGTTGGTGCAGGTGACTTTAAAAATTTTGACATGTGTGGCAATCGAACTCTTTATAAAGCTGTACTCGATCTCATAAATCGATGGTACGGTGACGATAAGGAAGGAAATCTTGTCAGAACTATCTTGTTTGAAGAAGTCATCAATCCTTTACATCTCAATGGTCGTCGTCTTTATTATTGGCACTCTGGACTTAGTTCAGGAATTCTTCTTACGACTCTAATCAATAACATTATTAATCAGATTCTTTTCAGAATTGTTTTTGAGATGATGTATGGTGCTATTCATGATTTCAATAACTTTATTGAATTGATTACAGGCGGTGATGATAACACATTTTCCACTGCTCTTGCTGCCAGATTGACTTTTACTGAAGAGATGCTTTCCCCTCGATTCGCTTATCTGGGTTATTCGTTTGTCCCAGAGGATAAATCAAAAACGAGCTTTGGAAATACTCTTAGAAAGATATCAGAAGTTACTTTTAATAAGAGAGAATTCGTTTACGATCAACATCTTAGAAGATATGTTGGTCCTCTTGATATAGATGTAGTTCTTGAAACTCCGATGTGGTTGAAGACAGGAGCTTGCTCCGTTGGAGATCTCGAAGTTAAAGTTGAACAATGTCTTGATGAATTATCTCTTCACTCTGAAAAAGTATTTTCCTATTGGTCTCCGCGTGTTTTAGATCGTGCTTCTTATGTACCTGGACTTCGTAGGCCTATTGAAGTAGACTACCTTTCTGTTAGACGTAAAGTCTTAGAGAGAGGGAGCTCTTCACTTCCTGCTGAAGTTCTTGATCTTGTGCCTGAAGATTTGGATGCTTACGCACATTCCTGGTTACCTACTAAACTTAATGAATTTCATGGCGGAAAAAGTTTAGGAAGGCTTGAATGTTCAAGAGAGCGCCGTGTTTACGGTTACTGCCAAGAAGCTCTGCCAGCAGTCCTGGCAAATTCTAGGAGTCATGAATTTTCTGATTCTCTGGCGCGAGGTCAGATTATTATAAGCGCTACTGAAACTAATAACCAAACTACCCTTACTCCAGAACTGGCTGGAAATGAACCGGCCTCCATTCTACCTCAATCGCGAACTGAACCTGGACAGGATCT